CGCGGGCCTGACCGCGGCCGAGATGGCGGGCATCAACGTGGTCGACGTCGGCGAGTCGGAGACCAAGGACGAGCACATCTGGCGAGTCAAGTGGTACGCCGGTCTCGCCCTCTTCAGCGAGAAGGGCTTGGCGCTCGCTGACGGCATCCGCAACTAATCCCGTGACCCAGAACCGAACCCCCGGAGGGAGACCTCCGGGGGTGTCATTCGTCCGAACCGAAGCACCGATCTGGGAGACCCAGCATGCCCGCATACATGGTCGAAGCCAACCGTGACGCCGCGACTCGTCGAGTCGACGGGGTCGACACGATGGTCGTGTTCGCTGCCGACGCCAGCACCGCCAAGAAGATGGCGCAGGCTCGGTACACCGGCGACTCCGACGCGGTGTGGAACGGCGCAACCGTCACCGAGATCGTCGCCGCGGCCAACTGGATCGGCTGGGTCTTCAGCTGGGAGCTCATCGCGCCGAACGGCACGGTCTTCTCCTCGGGCTCGCTGACCGCCACCGGCGCTGGTCAGGACACCATGGACGAGATCGGCGCGGCCCTCGTGACCGCGATCAACGCCACCGGCATCGACAACGCCGCGTACAACAGCACCTCGAACACCCTGACCGTGGCGGGTGCCGCCGACAACAAGGGCGACCACCGCCTGATCTTCAAGATCAAGCCCCCGGCCGCCCAGAACGAGGGCGACGTGAACGTGAGCGACCTGGTCGGCACGATCACCCACCAGGGCGCTGCCGGCGCTGCCGTCACCGTGGTGCTGCCCGCCGACGCGGCGGTCATCCCCCAGGTCTTTGCCCGCGGCGTCCGGGTCGCCTAACCAGCGGCCCTGACGAAAGCAGGAACCACAGAGGAGCCACTGTCCAGTGAACACCGAGATCCAGACCAAGACGTTCGTCCTCACCGGCCCCCTCGCCGGGAAGACGATGCAGATCAACGGCCGCAACTTCGTCAACGGGAGGTGCCAGATCACCTCCCCGGCGAACCTGATGGGCGGCGCGGAGCACTACCTGGGCACGTACTACCAGGCGTACCCGGAGGGCTCCGCGAAGCTCCTCGCGGCGCAGGCGAAGGAGAAGCCCAATGGCCAGCGTGTTGTTCAGACCGGCGACGTCAAGGACCAACCACACGCGGTACATGGCGGAGTTCAGTCGACAGGGGAAGGGTCTGGGGCGGAAGCCCCCGCTCCCGGCTCAGTCGATGCTGGAGCCTCGACCGGGTCCGCCGATGGTGTGGCCGCTGGGGACGGACAACCGAGCGCCAAGGCTCCCACGGGAGACCAGGTGAAGAAGATCCAGGACGCCCTGGGCAAGCTGGACCCGAAGGTTGCCGAGCACTGGTCCGAGGACCACAAGCCCGCGGTCGACGTCGTCAGCAAGCTCGCTGGCTTCCCGGTGACGCGGGCCGAGATCGATGCGATCACCGGCGGTGCGACGAACCCGCTCCGCCAGGAGGACCGTCAGCCCGCGAAGAAGACCAAGTGATTCGAGTCCCCGGAGCTCCATGAGCTCCGCGTCGCAAGTTCCGAAGGAGCTCTCCCATGGCGAACAAGATCCCGAACGGTCGACAGGCATCCGGCGGCATGCGCCGCGGCCCCTCGCAGAAGAACGTGGTCACCGGCGGCCGCCGCAAGGCGAACCCGACCGGCGAGGCCACGTCCATGATGCGCAAGGGCAAGATGAAGGGTCCGGGGGTCGACGGCCGGTAAGGAGCTCCCCGTGGCGACCCCACGCGGGGGCCTCGGTGCCCGCGCTGCCCAGTTCGGTCGCATCTCTCGCGGCGACAACAACGCCGCGAGCTATGCATTCCAGGGCGTTCGCGAGGCCGCCGGTGGCTACATCCCGCCGCCAGCGTCACCATCACCTGAGCCTTCCCCTCCATCGATCACGCAGATCACGTTCGACCAGGGCGGATCTCTCCTGAGCATCATGTTCGACAGAGCACTGAATCCCAGTCCGGCGGACATCACTGGCTGGTTCTTCAACTTCGGAGAAGACAGGTATGAGTCGGGCGGCGTCGTGGGCGCGTTCGGCAACATCCTGCAGCTGAACGTGGTGTCTGTCGGAGCGGCTGGCAAGGAAGGTGATCTGCTCTGGAACTGGAACGGAGACGACGGCCCCATCTTGTTCCTGGATAGCTCGACCTTCTCCGGCCCGGTCGTCGACTTCCCGATCTTCGAGGTGTAGAGGGCTATAGTTCAGCCATGGCGTCCAAGCAGTACAGGGTGGGTCAGGGTGCCGGTGGCGTGACCGGCCGTGCTGCTCAGCTCGCCAAGCAGACGCGAGGTGCGAACGTGCCCAAGATCTCTTTCAGCGGTTCATTCTCCGGCAGCATCAGCATCCCAGACGCCGTCTCCATCGTGGACGTCACGTTCACGGTCGAGGAATCCACTCCGATCGAGGCGCGACTGGTCTTCAACACCCCCATGAACACGAGCAAGGGGCTCGTGAACCCAAACGGAGATTGGCTGTTCAGTGAGGACCAGGCCAACTTCCAGTGGCGGGACGATACTGCGACCTGGATCTCTCCAACCGTCCTCAAGCTGACGGGGTTCTCTCCCGTCGGCATTGGTCCCCATCCCCAGCAGGATCAGGTGATCTACGAGGGATCTGGGGCGGACCAGATCCGCTCTGCCAGCAACGCGGTGCTGCCCACCGGGTACTCCGCTCCGCACCCAGGATACTAGGAGACTGAGCCATGCCGTTCACGCCGGAGACAGGTCAGGGCCTCGAGGACGCGAACGCCTACATCAGCGTCGCCTTCGCGGACACCTACCACTCCGACCGAGGCCACGTCTCGTGGACGGCGCTCAGCACGGCGAAGAAGGAGCAGTGCATCGTTCGGGCGACCGACTACATCGACAAGCGGTTCGGCCGCCGGTTCCGCGGCTCCCGGCGGTCCCAGCGGCAGGCCCTGGAGTGGCCGCGGCTGGATGCCTTCGACGACGACCGCTTCCTCCTCTCCGAAGCCGACGAGATCCCGCGCTCACTGTCCAAGGCGTGCGCGGAGTACGCCCTCCGAGCCGCCCTCCTGGGCGAGCTCGCCCCCGACCCGCCCCTGCCAGTTCCGGTGCAGGATCTCGGGGTGAACAGCCCGGCGACCCCGCCCTCCGGAGACATCGTGACCGGGCAGGTCAGCTCCAAGGCCGTGAAGGTCGGGCCGATCGAGGAGAGGACCGCGTACCAGACCGCAAGTGAGGTTGCCTCCCGCACGCGGAACAAGCAGGCGATGGGCTTCACCGTCTCCGACTTCAACATCCCGGAATACCCCGCGGCCGACCTGCTGCTCGAGGAGCTCCTGAAGACCAACGCTCAGCGGAGGATCGCGAGGGGCTGATGGCATACGACTACTCCAGCCTGTCGGCCACCGCCAAGCGGCTCATCGAGCGCTTCGGTCGCCCCGTCACCCTCAAGAGGCAGACGACCACCCCGACCGATCCCGCAAAGCCGTGGCGTGGCGGCGCTCAGGCGGCGGACGTATCGACCGCTGTGGTGGCTGTGCTCGTGGACTACACGCTCCAGGAGGCAACGAGCGACCACGTCCAGCGCGGTGACAAGCGGGCGTTCGTCGCTCAGGCCAGCGGCCCTGGGATCGATTTCGCGACCTACGATCGACTCGTCGAGGCTGACGGCCAGACGTGGCAGATCGTCCGGGCGGAGACGATCAACCCCGGTGACACGAAGATCATGTACGACCTGCAGCTGAGGCAGTAACGATGGCGACGACCGCACAGGCCCGCGACGAGATCCTGGGCCGCCTGAAGGCGGTCGCGGATGCTGTCACGCCCACTCCTCTGAAGCTCGTGTTCGACGACGCCCCCGGCCAGCCCGCCCGAACTGAGAGCACCGCGTCCAGGGTCGCTCCCTGGGCTCGTGCCCGCGTGCAGCACACCACGGGCCGCCAGGCTTCTCTCTCCGGAGCAAACGGAGTGAAGCGTTGGGAGCGGGGCGGGTTCCTCATCGTCCAGCTCTTCACGCCGATGCTGGAGGGACAGAACCTCGCCGACTCTCTGGGGAGTATCATTCGAGGCGCGTTCGAGGGGTACTCGACGCCCAGCGGCGTTTGGTTCCGCAACCCGCGGATCAACGAGGTTGGGTCGGACGGCACCTGGTACCAGACGAACATCTTCGTCGACTTCCAGTACGACGAGGTCAAGTAGACGGGAGACCTGAACCATGGCGACGCTGAACAAGATTGACTCGAACATCACTGGTCTCCGCTACGCCGTGGAGACCAGCCTCGGCGTGCTGCCCGCGGCCGCATCGCAGTTCTGGCTCCCCTTCGAGCCGAACAGCTACAGCGACTTCGGCGGTCAGATCACCACGGTCGCTCGCAACCCGATCAACCCGTCCCGTCAGCGCAAGAAGGGCGTCGTCACCGACCTCGACGCCAGCGGCGGATTCAACACCGACCTCACCCAGACGAACCTGCGGGACATCCTGCAGGGCTTCATGTTCGCCGACCTCCGGACGAAGCAGTCGTTCACCGGCGTCCAGACGGTCGCGACGTCCGATGACAGCTACGGCGCAACCGGCATCCACACCGGCTTCTTCGCCGGTGACCTGATCTTCGCCAGCGGGTACACGAACAACGCGAACAACGGTCTCAAGAACGTCCTCACGGCGACCGCCAACAAGGTCACGGTCAGCCAGAACCTGGTCGACGAAACCTCGCCCGCCACGGCCAAGATCCAGGCCGTCGGATTCCAGTTCGGCACTGGCGAGGTGGAGATCGTCGTTCCCGGCGGCGGCAGCCTCCCGCGCATCAACCGGGTCAGCGGCACCAAGGATTTCACCCAGCTCGGGCTCATCCCCGGCGAGTACATCTTCATCGGTGGCGACTCGGCCTCGACGCAGTTCGCCAATGCCGCGAACAACGGCCTCGCCCGGGTGCGAGCCGTGACCTCCACGACGATCACGTTTGACAAGACCGCCGGAACGATGGTGGCAGACAACGGCTCCGGCAAGACGATCCAGATCTTCAAGCCTGCGGCGCTGCTCAAGAACGAGGTCGGCACTCTCATCAAGCGACGCTCGTACACCCTGGAGCGCACGCTAGGCGCGAACAACGACACCGACCTCACCCGGGAGCAGGCCGAGTACCTCACCGGCGCGATCGGCTCGGAGTTCACGCTCAACGTGCCCACGGCCGATAAGCTCACGGTCGACCTGTCCTTCCAGTCGCTCCGCAACTCCACCATCGACGAGAACGTCACTGGCCCGAACACGCTGCTGAGCAAGGCGGCCGTTGTCGCCGGTTCCGCGGCCAACGCCCCTGCGATCGTCGAGGCTGACGCCTTCAACACGAGCTCGGACGTCAGCCGCATCAAGCTGGCCACGTTCACCGAGGGCACGACGAACCCCGCCCCGCTCTTCGCATTCGCCCAGGAGCTCACGCTCACGGTGAACAACAACCTGAGCCCCAACAAGGCGATCGGTGTGCTCGGTGCCTTCGAGGTCACCGCTGGCACCTTCGAGGTCAGCGGCTCGATCACCGCCTACTTCGCCGACGTCGCGGCGGTTCAGGCCGTCCGCAACAACGCGGACATCACCCTGGACGCTCACTTCATCAAGAGCAACTCCGGGATCAGCTTCGACGCCCCGCTCATCACCCTGGGCGACGCCCGCCTCAACGTTGAGCAGGATGCTCCGATCACCCTGCCGCTCGAAACCGTGGCCGCCACCGGCGCGAAGATCCACCCGACTCTGAACCACACCCTGATGATCATGTTCTGGGATTATCTCCCGAACGCAGCGGATGTCTGATCCCGGGAGTCCCCGACAGCTAGAGGAGCACGCCTTTGGGTACGTATCAGCAGTTTCAGACCGACGCCAACCTGGAAACTTCCGGCATCCGCCTCAACCTCGGAACGGCGGGCACGTTCATCATCGCCCGCGCTGGCGGCTCGAACGAGAAGTTCGCCCGCCGGATGCTGGCGGCAACCAAGCCGTTCAGGCGAGCCATCGCGAGCGAGACGATGAACAGCAAGGAGGCCGAGCAGCTGACGGCCCGCGTGTTCGCCGAGACGGTCGTCCTGGGCTGGGAGGGCGTCACCGGCCCCGACGGCAAGGAGCTCGCCTTCAACGTGGACAACGCGGTGAAGCTGTTCACCGACCTGCCCGACCTCTTCG